ACGGCGTGCGCCCGCGCAACGAAGAGCGCCGCGATCGTCGGCAAGACGGCAAAAGCAAAAGCGAAAGCGAAGTCAAAATCAAAATCCGCATCAGCGAAAACCACGGCGACGAAACGCACCAAAGCGGACGCGACGCGCAAGGCGGTGATCGAAGTCGAGGCCGTTGCAGCGAGCGATGCGCTAACCCCAAGTCCAACGGCAACGAAGACTGCGTGTGCGCTCGGCAGAACGATGGCGGAAGGCGGGTCGCTGAGCGCCGACGAAACGAGCCCGCGCGATGCGGCCGGCTCGACGAAGGAGAGTCGTAGCGCGCAATCAACAAGCCCGTGTCCGGCGGCCGGCTCGCGGAACGCGAGTCGCCGGACACAAGCAAAAACCGCGCCAACGAAGAAGACTCTCGTGCAGCGTGTCTACAACACGATCGACGGTGAGCTGACGAAGCTCGAAAAGCAAAAAGGCCTGACCTCGCAGGATCGCGAGCGCGCCTCGCGGGCCTTGTCGCAAATGGTCAATGCTCTGGAGAAAGCAGTTGAGATGCAACGTGAGATGACGAAGACGAAGACCTCGGGAGGCGGCGCCAAGAGCAGGGAATCGCTCGCTCATGCGGAAGACCTACGCCGCGAAATTGCGGAACGCCTTGAACGCCTCAATCGCAAGCGGGCGGCTCCCCGAAGTTCTGAATGAGCTGAGCGCCGCCGAGCTGGAATTTATCGCGCACGACTGGCAGCTGTGGGCGCGCGACGAGCAGCTTGCGCCTGAGTCTCTGTTGGGCGCTTCCGACTCGCGTTCCGCGAGCAGGCCGGAAGCGCCAGTCGTATCGCCGGCGGCGTCGGCTGTCGCGCCGAGCTCTTTCCGCGAGTCCGCGCCTTGCGGCCGGCTCTGCGAAGCAGAGTCGCAAGGCGCAAAGCAATGGAGAGTATGGCTGCTGCTCGGCGGTCGAGGTTCGGGAAAAACCCGGGCAGGTGCGGAATGGGTAAGGAGTCTTACGTTGGCGCCGGACGACTCCCCTGCGGGGAGCCGGCCGTCCGGCGCGGAGGTCCGTGTCGCACTGGTTGGCAAAACGATCGCCGATGTGCGCAACGTGATGATCGAGGGGCAATCGGGATTGCTCGCCATTCACCCTGCGCGCGAGCGGCCGCTGTTCGAGCCGTCGAAGCGGCGATTGACATGGCCCAATGGTGCGGTGGCGGAACTCTTTTCCGCTGATGAGCCCGAAGCCCTGCGCGGCCCGCAGTTCACGGCGGCCTGGTGCGACGAGCTTGCGAAGTGGCGCAACGCCGAGAAAACCTGGGACATGCTTCAGTTTGCTTTGCGGCTTGGCGATGCGCCGCGCGCCTGCGTGACGACGACACCGCGCGCCCGCAAAATTCTGAAGTCGATCATGGCCGACGAAGCCACGGTGACGGTCAATCTCGCGACGGCCGATAACGCTTCCAATCTTGCGCCGACGTTCCTCGCGGAGATGACGCGACGGTATGCGGGCTCGGCGATCGGCCGCCAGGAATTGCTCGGCGAGATCGTCGATGACGCCAGCGACGGATTATGGCGGCGGCACTGGATCGAAGAAGCGCGGATCGAAGCCGCACCCGAGATGCAGCGCGTCGTTGTCGCGCTCGATCCGCCGGTGACGGCGACGGCCTCGTCGGATGCGTGCGGGATTGTTGTCGCCGTATTGGGCGTCGACAAGCGCGCTTACGTTCTGGCCGACCGCACCGTGCAGGGACGAACGCCGGAGTTGTGGGCGCGCGCGGCGCTCAGCGCCTACGATGATTTCGAAGCTGACCGCATGGTTGCGGAAGTCAACCAGGGCGGCGATCTGGTGATTTCGGTTCTGCAGCAGTTTCGCGAGAATTTCCCCGTCGTCAAAGTCAGAGCGACGCGGGGAAAATGGGTTCGCGCCGAGCCGGTCGCGGCGCTCTACGCGGAAGGTCGCGTCGCGCACATCGGCCGTTTCGATGCGCTTGAGGATCAGATGTGTGCGTTCGGGGCCGATGGCACGGTCAAAGGCCGCAGCCCGGACCGCGCCGACGCGCTGGTCTGGGCGATCACGGATTTGCTCTTGAGCGACACGACGAAACCGTCGGTGCGGATGCTTTAACGGCGTCCGTCATCCTCGAACGGACGAGCCTTGCGCTGGATCCCCGGCCATCGACGCGGCTTTGCCACACTCGGCCGAGGATGACGCAGGTGATTTCTCCCTCGCCCCGCGTGCGGGGAGAGTCGGGGTGAGGGGCGTCAGCTTGCACCATTCGCGAGGCTGCCCCTCACCCTAACCCTCTTTCCATTGGATTAATGGGGAGAGGGGACATATCGGAATTTTCAAAGGACAGTTCATGTCGCTGATCTCGGACGCGCTGATGCGCTGGCTGCCGATCCAAACGCGCGTGCCCGGCGGCCGGCTCCGCGAAGCGGAGTCGCCGGGCACAAACAAAGAGTCTACACCGGGCACAATCAATAAAGGCTCTTCCACTGGCCCGCTCATTGCCTACCAGACTCTTGGCGAGCCGGTGTGGGCGCCGCGGGACTATTCGGCCTTCGCCCGCGAAGGCTTCATGCAGAACGCCATCGTCTATCGCTCCGTGCGCATGATCGCGGAGGCGGCTGCGTCGATCCCGTTGCTTCTCTACGAAGGCACGAACGAGATCGAGACACATCCGCTGCTCGATCTCTTGCGGCGGCCGAGCCTCGATCACACCGGAACCGACTTTCTCGAAGCCTGGTACGGGTTCCTGCTCGTCGCGGGCAACGCCTACGTCGAAGCCGTGGCGCTCGACGGCGAACTCCGCGAGCTGCACATCCTGCGTCCCGACCGCATGAAAGTGATCCCCGGCCTCGACGGCTGGCCGGAAGGCTACGAATACACCGCCTGCGGACGATCGGTGCGTTTCACCGGCGACGTCGTCGAAGGCGTGCGTCCGATCCTGCATCTCAAGCTTTTTCACCCGATCAACATCACTACGGCATGAGCCCGATCGAGGCCGCGGCGACCGCCATCGACATTCACAACACGGCATCGGGCTGGAACAAGGCGCTGCTCGACAATTCGGCCAGGCCTTCCGGCGCGCTCGTCTACGCCGCGTCGAACGGGCAAATGACGGAAGACCAGTTCACGCGCCTGAAGACCGAGCTTGAGACGAGCTTCCAGGGCGCACGCGCCGCCGGACGTCCGCTGCTTCTCGAAGGCGGCCTCGACTGGAAGCCGTTGTCGCTGACGCCGAAGGACATGGACTTCATCGAGGCGAAGAACGTCGCCGCCCGCGAGATCGCGCTGGCGATCGGCGTGCCGCCGATGCTGCTCGGCATTCCGGGCGACAATACGTATTCGAACTATCAGGAAGCGCAGCGCGCCTTCTGGAGACAAACCGTGTTGCCGCTGGTGAACCGAACGGCACGCGCGCTTTCAAGCTGGCTGAGTTCTGCGTTTGCCGAGTCTTTGTTTGCGCTTGGCGACTCCCCTCCGGGGAGCCGGCCGCCAAGCGCGCTCGAGTTACGTCCCGATCTCGATCAGATCGAAGCGCTTGCACCCGAACGCGACGCACTCTGGAAGCGGCTGGAAAGCACATCCTTCCTTACCGACGACGAGAAGCGCGCTGCAGCGGGATATGCAGCGAAGGGAGGCGCGGGCCAACCCACCCGCCCTTTTGAGCGCGGCTCGAAGTTCA